AAAACTTCCAATGCCTAATGTTCAATCACCAAAATATGTACAAAAAATAGGCAGTGCAGTTCAAAAAATCCCAGGAAGTGGAATAGTTTCAAAAGGATTAGGATTTATAGGAAAAGCAGCAAGCAAAGTTGCTCCTTTCTTACTTCCAATTGAAGCTTATACTCGTTTAGATAAAGGTGAGAGCCCATTCAGAGTAGCGGCAAGTATGGCAGGCGGACTTGCACTTGGAACAGTTGGTGGTTTAGTTGGGACTGCTGCGGCTGGTCCGGTTGGTTCATTTGCTGGAGGCGTAGGTGGATATGCTGCAGGAGAGTATGCTGTTGAAAGCTTATTTGATAACAGTGATGTTGGTAAAAGATTAAATCAAGAAAGTGCAGAAACTTCAAACAACAATAAACCTGAAGTAAATAATATCAATTTACCACCACAGCAAGTTAGTCAACCTGCACCCGTTACGTCGCAACCACAAACTTCTTCACCAAGTGTAAGTGATGTTCCAAGCTGTGATAGATCATTACCAGAAACTTTAGATTGTAAATTTTAATGAATATCTCACAAAGTTTAATTGACACTCTGGAGACAGAACTTAGTCGTCTTCAATATCTTACAAAAGATTTATTGGATTCTGTTAAGACTAAACTTATTAATATAAAAAGTATTCAAAGAGAACAAGAATATGAAGCAATTCTTGAAGAAAGAAAGCAAAGACCACAACCAACAGCAGAAAAAGTTGATTATCAAGATCAAGAACAATCATCTTTATTAAGTAAACTATTGTTAGGTGGGGGGATTGCCGCAGGCATTGGCGGAAGTTTATTTTCTGGTAACGCTGAAGCAAGCACAAGCCCATATGCTCCAAATAATGAACCTTATACGCCAAATATGAAAGGTGTTGGAGAAACTGGAAGTTCATCTGAAGCTATAGCTTTTTTTGAATCAAAAGGCTGGTCACATGAACAAGCTATTGGGATTGTTGCAAATTTGCAAGCAGAGTCTGGTGCTAACTTAAGAACAGATGCTGTGGGCGATAATGGTAAAGCATATGGAATTGCGCAATGGCACCCCGACCGCCAACAGGATTTTCAAAGAATTTATGGTAAACCAATACAAGAAGCAGGGTTTAAAGAACAACTTGAATTTGTTAATTGGGAATTAAATAACTCGCATAAAAGTGCTGGAGATGCATTACGTGAAACATCTACAGTAGAAGAAGCAGCATCAATAGTTGATGCAAAATATGAAATATCTGATCTTGGTCGAAAAGGAATTCATACTGGAAGAATTGCAAATGCTAGAGAGTTACAAAAAACTCCAAGTAAAACTAATGAAAATAAAAACATAGCTAATGCTGAAAGAGTAAAAGAAGAAAGCCCGGTTACTCCTGAAAATCCTCAAGCAAACGTTGAGCCTATACGTGAATCACCAACAAATAATAATAACATTAAGCAAATAGCCGAATCTAAACAAAAGCCAAATGTAAAAACAATAACAAATAATATTAATCGTGAAATTATTGTTACACAATTAGCCCAGCAAACTGTGTCAGGTTCTGATACAACTGTGTCAGATTCTTTACCATCTCCAGATAAATTAAAACGCCAATATAGAAGTCTTGCATAAGAATAAGGGGACCGAAGTCCCCTTATTACATTCGACTATTAAGTCTTAGTCTTCTTCAGCAAGCTTCTTAAAGAAGTCCAAACCATCGTCATCTTCCTCAGAGATATTATCACTGAAAGGAGTTGCCTTATGGCTCTTGGGCTCTTCAAACTTCATGCTCTCTGCACTAGCAGACATCTGAGGACGTTCTTCGAAAGCGTTGTTATTCCAACCAAGAACTTTATGCAGACGAGCCTTTAGTTCGTCATAAGACTTAAAGTTAGAGGGTTGGAGGAAAGCCTGTAAAGAATGTTCCTTGTGCCATAGTGCCTCAAGATCATCGTCATCACCCGAGATAGGTGCACGATTATCAAATTCAGACTTGTCGTAATTACGATAGCCTTCAACCTGACGAATCTTAAGCTTGAAGTTGGCACCTTCCCACATATCAAACGGGTTGATGGGTTCTTCATCCTGGAACTGAGGACTCATTAGATCATTGAGTTTATCAAAGATCTTCTTTCCATATTGATATAGAAAAACCTTGCCTTCGTTTTCTGGATGAGCTGGGTCCTTAACCACAAGGATGTTGCTGATATAGTGAAGACGACGCTTCTGTTTACGAACAATTTCCTTGTTCTCATCAACACCAGTGTTCCAAAGCTGAGTATTATACTCTGAAATTGGATCCTTTTGACCTAGGGTCGTCAAAGACTTTTCGATGTACCAACCGCCTGGACCTTGGAACCCATGATCCCAGATACGAACAAAGGGAGTATCTTCACCCTTAGGTGCAGGAAGGAATCGAATAACAGCATAACCATTGCCAGCCTTGTCGACATCAGGTTTCCAGAACCGATTGTCTTCCTTGGATTCAAAGTTGCCCTGCTTGTTTAGGTCATTGGCAAGCTTTTCAAACTGTGACTGGCGATTGTTTTTAAGTTGTGCAAAAGAAGTAGTCATATGTATTTCTCCGTATTAACAATATATTTTACAGTGTGTCCACATAAACATAATATAGACCTATTTATTCTACCACATAAAGAATAATAGTTACACAAATCTTTGCTTCAAGATTTGCTTACATCGGTCCCTATCATACTTAATGAATGGCTTATACTTCATACACTTTTTATAAGCACCAGGCCAGATTACTGGGTCTGTGATGTGCTTATTCCAATGACCAAAGAAGTTTAAAACATCATTGCATATGATAAGAGTCTCGATACAGATCTCCTTACGCATAAAGAGTTTGAGTAAGTAGGGATACTCATTGTCTTTAATGATAAGGTTCTCATTCAAATCATCGTCTAGTTTAGCGATGTCTGATTCAAATATGTAAGAAATAGATTGTTGACGCTTAAGCCATTCAGTAAAGATCTGATCTGATTCAGATGTCAACATATCTCTTACCCAGATATTTTCATTCTCAAGCATATTAGAAAGAATAAATCCCTCAAGATCTTTCTTCTTTGAAAGCTTATGGAACATATACTTATCCTTACGCATTTCAAATGAAGAGATCTTTGCAGTTATCTTTCCACCATACTTAAAATAATCATATCCATCTTTATTGAAGTGTTGCTTCAATGCAAGGTATTTTTGAAAAGCAGTAAAAGCATCCATTAGATAGGCAACTTTGCACTTCGTGGAAGATAATTCATTTCTTCCGCTTCATTTTGAATCTTAGCTTTGATCTTACTTGAGCTTTTAATTAATGATGCTGCTGTTTCAATTTCAATACCGTTTTTTTCACAATAGAAGATCACTGCATCGATGTAATCGATTTTTGATTTCTTTACTAGATCATCTATCTCTTTAATGAATTCATGAATAGGTTTAACTGAATTTACTTTTAGTGTATTCATAGTTTGTAAAATATATGTTTCCCAATGATTACTGTACGTTTAGTACGTTTGGCCCAGGTTGGGCGAATATCTCTTCGATGAAAGTTTGTTGCACCTTTAGTTACGTCATGCATTACTTCATAATTCATTAAAACATCTTTAGCAATTGAACGACATTTCTTATAAGTATAAAAATCAGTTATTCTTACTTTAGAACAAGTCCAAGAAAACTGGCAGTTGTCACCATCTCTCTGATGAACAATTTTACATATTGTATTTGGATAATCATCTTCTTTTAGTCTGTTTAATGTGACTAGCGCAATGGCTTTCTTACCTATATCTTTTTCATTTCTTGCTTCAAAGTAGATGTTATCTGTTAAACATTTTACATCTTTTTCGTTTAAAACTTGAGTATATGGTTTATATCCTACTTTTTGTGACTGAAGTGCATCGACATTTGGCATAACTGGTTGAGGTGGAGTACATGTTAAAATCATGCACATAAATATTTCTGTGAACATACGTGTTCTCCTTATTTAAGGGAGAGGACAATACTGTCCTGTTAAAAGAATCGCTTAATCATGATTAACGCCTGCAGATTTAGACGTAGTGTATACTCTATTCATAGTAAAATTATGTTGGATTCGTACTTCAGTATTTTGAAATGTCCAACATTCTCCAGTTTCGTCTATAAAGACTACCCATTCAAGATGGTGTTCTTGAGATCTATCTATAATCAAATGAGCCCATCCTTTTCCCTTTGGAGTATCTAAGGGGATAACAGGATCTAATTGAAGTATATTCATAGATATCTCGGGTAAATGGTGCTGGCGGAGAGAATCGAACTCCCGACCTGAGATTTACAAAACCCCTGCTCTGCCTGCTGAGCTACGCCAGCGTATTGTAGTATTATATATTATCTCTTAAATTAGGTACATAGCCTAATGTATAATTTCTCACTTAATTTGAATGCTTCTTTTTCCCAAGGAAATTTCAAAATTACTTTACAATCTTCCGATTCTTCAAAGATCTCGGATTTCCATTTTATTTGCCCTGATGAAAAGTCTTTTAATTCATTAAGCAAATATTGTTTTATATGTATTAACTCATGTATCAGTGTTTTCTTAAAAGCCCTGGGACAAAGATTTTCATCAATGATTATTGAAAAATCTCTTGGATTAATATTTTTATCATTCCACCAACACATTCCCCAAGCATTCTTATCTGATAAGAATTTATGATCGAGCTTTATTGAGACTGACGTATTATCAAGCACTCTCTTACTTGGAACTAATGTTTCTAAAGTCGTAATAGTTAAATTTTTAATTTGCTTCTTTAATTCTTTATCTGGGCACTTATAGATACGTATATTCATAGTTGCTACTTATGATAGTTATAAAATATGCTTTTTACTTTTTCTTCATAATCAGATGTAGACTTAATAAAGTATTGTGGCTTTTCACCTTCTACTGCAATAAGAATAACAATCCTTGGAACTTCAATTTGCTTTAACTCCCGAATCATCAGAGAGTACGTGGTGCATTGCAAGAAGTAACTCTCGATATCTTCTTCAGTCTTTAATCGGCTTGATGTCTTAAAGTCAAGAATTGCATTCTTTCCACCAATGCGGCAAAAAACATCAGATCTTCCTGCAGTCTTTAGATCATGAGAATATAATGGTATCTCATTTCCATACACAACTTCAACTGCGTCAATATACTTCTGAATAGACTTAAAAAGCTCAACGGTTAATGGCATTTGCTTTTGAGCAAATGATTCATCATTTAACATATACTTTTCACACATCGAATGGAATAGAGTTCCTCTATTTGCAGCACGTGTAGAAATCTTTTGAGCTTCTGCTTCACCTACACGCTTTCTCCATTGAAATAATTTACTTTTGTCAAGACTACTACCCAATACAGTTGTTACTGATGGGTAGTTTTCACCGGTTGGCGTCTTATAGAATCTTTTATTATCTTCGTTAAAAGATTCTAATTCAGTAAATTCAACGTCTTCACGAAGAAAAGTTTTTCTTTCAATATCAATATCATTAAACAAGTCAATTTCCTTAGGTTATTCCTAGTTCATGTTTTGCAATTATGTACGATTTAACTAATCCAGATCTTACGATATCTTCAATACCAAATTCAATATGAGTGAATCCGTTTACCTTATGTAATATATCTATAAACGTCATTAGACCATTTCTATCATTTTGATAAATTAGGTCGGACTGACGATAATCTCCGCACAACATCATTCTACAATTATTTCCTAACCGGGTTATGACTGAATCTAGTTCATGAAATGTTAAGTTGTTTACTTCGTCAACGATGACAATCGTATCATGAAAAGTATTTCCACGAATAAATGACGTCGTCGTAAAGTCTATTATGTGTTTAGTTTTTAAGATCTCATATGCATCACCTCGACCAAACAAATCAGAGCAAATGCCTTGGTATGGTGCTTCATATACTTTGGATTTGTCTTTTATAGACCCAGGTAAGAACCCCATGTCTCGTGTTGGGACTACACTTCTGACAATTAAGATATGCTTATATTGAGAAGCTTGAGTGAATAATTCCCTTAGAGCAAGGTATAAAGAAATGTATGATTTACCAGTTCCTGCTAACCCATGTAGCAGTAAATTTTGACCTTCTTTCCAATTTGAAAAAGCAATAGATTGATTTTCAGTAATTGGTTTTATATTTCTGAGTGATAGATTTTGTTTTTGTACTACTGAGGATGTAGTAAACTGATCTTTTATTTGTTGAGCTCTTTTTCTTTTCTTTTCTGATTTACTAAAATGTATTAATTGTGCTACGTCGGTGAGCTCGTTTAATGTCTTTGAGTTTATCTCTAAAAGCATCGTCGGGTTTCCTCAACCCCATCCGTATTGAATCGCCAAATGCAACCGGTTGGAGTACTTGTTGTAGTTGTGGATTTTGCACAAGAAACTCATCCTTTTTTGCATACGAACTAAAGAACTGTTCAAACATTTCTTCAGTCTCACTATTACGAAATGTATAAGTTGGCATTATTCGTCCTCAGAATACTTAATAAGTTCTGGTAAGTTGGTAGATCTTAAAGCGTTATGGAAAAGTTTTTCTTTTCTTTGTTTAATTTTTGGCAAACGCTTTTGTTTAGCTGCACGTTCGAGAGGATCATAATCTCGGTCTCGACGTTGTTCTTTATATGATTTGCTCATATTATACTTCTACTTCCTCCTGTGGACCTAAAACTAGTTCTGGAAATGCTTGCATTACAAGCTTCTTGTTAAAATTTTTAAATGGCATCTTTCTATCTTTCATGGCAATTAGAAGTTCAGCGTCTTTAGGATGAACGCTTTCTAATGTCTGAATGAAAAGAAATTCTCGTCTAGCTTGAACTAGATTTGGATTACCGCCCTCTATAAAGAGATAGAGCTTTCTAAGCTCAGTAAGCAATCGACCTTCAGCATCTAAAAACTCACATGGCTTATACGGCGGATCACCTTCTGGTAGAAGCCATTTAACCTGAGAATGATATGTATAATGGAATATACACTTTAAAGCTTCTGCGTATCGATTGGTTCTTAGAGCTTCAATTTTTTCTTTATTCGTCTTAAGCTCAGAAATTTCTTTTAGAATTTGGTATAGTGATTTATGCATGATTAACCTTTAAAAGTCATTAATAGATTCCATCAACACTTTCAGTTTATTCTTGATGAAGTAATTAAACAATTTGGATCTATCTTTTCCGGCTTGGTGTTCATATTCAGCAATAATTTTCTCACGAATAGCTTGTGGAGTTTTACTCAAATCAATTAACGTTTCATTTCGTTTAAAATTTCTGAGCATCTCTTCGCTACAAAATTGTTCTACTGGAAGTAAAAGCCATTCATTAAGATTCTTCTTCATGATTGGTTTCTGTCTAATATTGTCTACGAAACTATTATCTGCAGAAAGGAAATTGGGGATACCATCGCCCACGTCGCCTTTGAGGATATGTTCTTTCATAAACTGTTTAGGATCAGAACAATCAATATATTTCTTATTTATGGGATCGTATTGCTTGACTGCAACAGAAGAATTATATGCTTGAAGCTGAATAAAATCTTTATCACCAGATAGAATTAAAATGTTTTCTTTTTCATATCCAACTCTATTAGATAGTTCTGTAACAAGAACACCAATTACATCGTCAGCTTCAGCGTTATCTAAGTGAATAACTCGATAAGGAAAGAACTCTTTAAGTTCTTCACGGACAGTATTAAGATTATTAAAGATAAGAGTCCAGTCTATATCAGATTTGTCACGACTCTTTTTACGATTTGCTTTATAGAAGGGAAATACGTCTTTACGCCAACTACGTCGTCCATCGGCCGCAATGACCATTTCTCCAAACTGACCAGAAAATTTCTTATTAAATGATCTGATAGTATTAAGTGTAGCGGATCGGAATAGATCCAATTCAATTGGCGTTTCGCCAATGTGCCGGCCATAAAGCGCCATAATATTTGCAATCATGACTTGATTCAAGTCAACGATAATCATTGTTTACTCCAAAATGTATATGTATGCTAATAGTATATTATTTAAGTTTCAATGTCAATTGTTTCTTCATCTTCTTCGTCTTCATCGCCTCCTGTTAAGATAATATTCTCATCAATAAAATCTTGAACTGGATGATATATTTTTTCATGTCTTAGAAGAACTGCTTTTACAGTAATAAGAAGGAATGCAAGATCTGCAACATGAGTAATCATATACCCATTATCAGACATAATTCTTCCAACTTCTTGTGTCAATTCTTCTGCTAAGTGTTCTGCTACTTCTAACTTAGAACATTTTAGTTTTTCATTAAGTTCCTCCATTGTCATAGGAGGAACATTAGCCTTTGACTTAGGGAATATTACGACATTGTCAGATGCTTTTTTTGTTTTTATTACTGACATAGACGCTCCTATTTAATGGCTCTAAGGATGATAGTATCATTATTAATTCGGCCATTAACTTCAATAGGTTTAGTAGTTAAGGTTGACATAAGTTTAATTAGAACTTGTTTTCCTCCACTAAGCACTTTTTGAATTGCATCTTCTGGTTTCCTAACTTTCTTTTTAATAGAAGCGTCTGGATCAAAGTCTACAATAGTTGAACCTTTAACGCTTAATCCGGTTGGACTAATGGCGTTTAACATGATCAATTGATCATACTTAGTGTTATATAACCATAACTGTTGACTACCAATAATAGATTCAGGCATAATAGACTTGATCTTAAGTTTATTAAACTCTTTCTGATAGTTTAGTTTATTTATTAGTTTAGATGCAGTTACTTCTTTCTTTTTGCGTGGCTTCTTAGGTTTAGAAGCTTTAGCATTACCAACAAACCGTGCAATATCTTCCATACAAGCAGCTAATTGCTTCATGATAGCTTTCTTTGAAGCATTAGGAAGATAAGCATATGCTTCATTCAATTGTTCATCTTCACTTTGCATCATTTCAGCGTGTTCATCATGAATCTTAGAAATGAATGTTTTGATATGATTACAGATCTGTGCATTAAGTTGATTGCGCTGAAGATACGTGTACAAGGAGAAAACAATTTTAGTCTTACGTTCATAATACCATGAATGAATCTCATCATCGATATGCACAATGTGTGGTTCTGCTAATGCTTTGATTCTATCTTGGATAGATACTACTTTTGCACTAGTAGTATCTTCTTTTATTTCTTTTTGATTATATGACAAAGCTTGTCTAATTTTAGAAGCAACGATTCCTTTTAATTCACCATCAAAAGTAGCACCATTAGATTCAATCCGCGCCAAAATACTTGCTGAATTTTTGCAAACTGAACCTAAAGCATTAAGATTCATGATATTTGAAATATCTGTCTTACTGTAACCATTATTTTTCATGTATTCAATTAGCCATCTATCTTTGTCTTTTTCATCAGACATGATATTGTACCAATTTAACATTTTGCAAAGCATATCATCAATTTTAGATGTGATTACTTTTTTATGAATTGGTTCGTCGCCCCAAAACTTTTTAGCAATCAATTTATCAGCAAGTTTATTAACGCTCATTAGATAAGTTTCTTCTTAATTAAGATTGAAGTAAGTAGAGTATTCCATTCAGCAACTCGTCGGTCCCAATTATATAGAGTATCAACATAGTTCTTAGTTGACTCTAATGATAATTGAACACTATCACTTTGAACTTTTTGAATTGCTACATCAAGCATGTTATAAAATGTATTAGTATGATCCCTAGGATCTTCTTGATATTGATACATCCATGTTAGATTTGCCGCCGTTTCATAGAGTGCACCATAGTTAGGATGTACACATAAGCAGCCAGCACTCATTGCTTCAAGCAGAGCAATACATGAAGTCTCAAGCCAAATTGATGGATAAGCAAAGATGTGAGCTTCTTGTAAAGCTTTTCTTACCACTTCATTTGGTTGGAACCCATGATAGTTTATTTTAGGGTGATTTTCACAAAAGTCAAATAATTGTTTAAAGGGTTCATCGCGTTCTTCCCATCCATAAATTTTAAATGATGAGAATACATCCAATTCAATGTTATCATACTTTTCTGCAAGCTTAGCAAATACAGGAACAACAATGTTCAATCCACGATGTGGGGTTGTATGATAAATGAGTTTAATTTTTTCTTTTGATTTTTCAACAAAAGGAATAGGCTCAATTGCGTTCTGAATAACACAAGATTTATACCAGGGAATCCTATAGTGATTTAGATAGTTTTGCATCTGCCAATTAGAAACAAATACAAGACGTTCAAACTTGGTGTAACCACCTTGGGCTAGGTGGTTTGATTCTGGGTCACCAGGAAGATCATGAAGCCAGTAGATAGGGATGAGCTTAGGATCAATGTCTCTAACCCTGGAACAAATGATTTGAAATTTATCTAAGATAGTCTGATCTAGCTTTTCTGCTAGAGCATACTTCATTCTCTCAGTTCCACCAAGAGCATTCTTGGATAATTCATCAATAGCAATAGGCATAATTTACTCCACAATTTCATAATGGTATATTCTATCTATAATGATAGAACGCCAACCATTATTAATCACATCCCAAACAGGAATCAATGTTTCATTGATAGGTTTGTTAGTTACTTCTTCTGTGGTTTCCTCAACTAAAGGAAGAAGATCTTTTTGTAGAGTACAAAGCATTTCACGCTGAGTCTCATCTTTTTTCATAAAACAAATCTTCATCATGTGATTGTGTAGAAGATCTGAAAGTTCTTGACGAGTAATCATAATAATCTCCAAAAGAGAGAAGGGCCACAAGGGCCCTTCTTCTTGTTCAAGGTTTAGCCGTTATGTGCTAGAGCCTTATAACCAGCAGCAACTACTGCTCGGCTTGGCGTACCAAGCTTGAAGTACGAAGCCATAGTCTTACGCTTATTGAAGTGAATAGCATAACCTTCCTGGCGTAGAGCGGTGATCGCTGCAGTTGGGTTCTTTAGACCAAAGCGTGCAGAAATCTGCTTGCTCGTCAGTCGAGTACCATTCTTAAATGCATCAAGAAGCTTTTCGGTCTTAGTCATAATAATCTCCAATTAATAATTAACAAATTTCTAGTGTAGGTCACTAGCACCCATAACCGTATAGTATTACTATACGAAAATAATGTACACTACATTCTTCTATTGCGGGTTCCAATTGTAGTGATGTCAATTTCATCGCTAATATATTGATATGCACCTTTGTTATACATCAGTGCAATTCTTTTGCTCTTAGCAATGATCTGTTCACGAACATGTTCAGGTTCTTTATCAAGGGACGTTCTATCCATGATAGAGTTCCGCGCGCATACAGCTGGTGCAGTGCTCTCAAGTGATTTGATATGAGAAGTACTACGAGCATGTGATACCTTAGGCTTATACTCTTGAAAAGAACTTGAGATCTTTTCTGCATTTAGAGAAGAAACAGCAGGTAATTTATTCTGTTTTCTCCAAGCGTTATAGTCATCAAGAATTTTTTGTTTTGCTTTAGTCAATTTTGTTTTCTTCTTTTTGGAAGAAGAATTCATAAAAATCATCATGATTACATTCTCAAATATTTTTGTGTATCTTCAGGACTATTGCTGATAATGGTATTATACACTGCTTTTTTATTAATTGACATAGCTTGTTCAGTTATGTTTTTTATACGTTCTTGTGTGTCTTTGTTATTACCATATACGGAATGATACACTGAAGTAACATTTGTCTTAAACTTAAGAAAATTATAAATGTTTGCTTTATCATAACACGATTCACTGATGTCAATAGATGTATCACTACCAAAGCATATACCTAAATTTGGAAAAGCTTTCTTAATACTTTCAATAAAAGTTTTCTTCTCTTTTGATTGCTTATCCCATTGCACATAACGTTTAATATCATCTTCAGATGCGGTTTTCCCTACGAGGGAAAAACTAATCATTCCTGTACGATGTTCAATATTTGGTCCAGTTCTCGTTTTAAACTCAGACATCTTTAAAAGAGATTCAAGAAAAGAAATTAATTCATATGATGGACGCCAATTGCTCACCACATGTTCTTTATTTTCTCGCCATATGGAGTTTCCACCACTGGTAAATACTGCTTGACAATTATCAATAATCCTACGTCCAAGTCTAGGCATGATATTTTGATAAGTGTTGTTAGTACAAATATATACGTCTTTCTTAAGCATCCAATGTTCAAACATTCTCATAAAATGAGATTCAATTGGTTGATTAGGTAAAGCCAATACACCATCTACATCAAAAATATAAGTTTTCATTTTAAATCATCGTGATAATCAATGGTCACATATTGCCCATCGAGATTATATCCGCATGCTTTTAGAAAAAAAGTAAACGCTTCACATACCTGTGTTAAATCAGAATGGGAAGGAATAGAATAATCTACATCATCTTCAAACGCATGAGAAGGTGAGTCTTTTATTATAAATCTTTTCATGGCAAACCCCTATCAATCTGGAAGTTTATACTCCAACATTTCTTGTAAATCTTTAAAAGAGATTTCAGTTACATCTGCTTCATTTAGATTAGTAGCATTGAATGCTACTTTACTACCATCTTTAAGATAGACTACTTTATAATAAGATGCTGGTACTGGAACATTATGCTTACCAATTGTCTTAGCAGGATACTTATAAATTGCACCAGTTACAATATACTTGCTATCCATTCCACGAACCTTTTCTTCCATCAATCTCCATGCAGTACGATTTAATTTAGGAGCCTGTGGAGTCATATTCGTCATAAGAAAGGTTTCGCTCATTTGCTTCGGTGTTGAAGCATCAGCGGCAGGCGTCATATGCCCACGATCAAATCCAGAATTATCATAATCACTTGGAAGAGGAGAATCATTCTTCAAACGTGAATCGCCATGAAAATCATTTGTACGATTTGTGCGTTGATCTTTAGGTTGTGTAATCTCAGCAGAAACCATAGGAGCTTCATGTGTAGTATCAAATAATACTACAAAGAAACTATTACATAGCGCAGTAGTTCCGGGAATGACAATTTCTTTACTATTAGGAAAGAACTGATCACACTCAGTTGCATATACATTAAAGCATAGAAGTGATGTAAGAAAAGTAATTAATTTTGTTTTCATTTTTAATCCCATAAGTTTCTATAATATTTACCAAACAACTCGAATCCTTCTTGCATACGATCCTGAAATTTAAAATATCCTTCAGAATCAAACTTATGCGTATCATTAGGACCATATTTCATAATACAATAATCATTGACTTCTTCAAAATAAAAGTCATGTTCACCAGAATGAAACTGAGCTTCCCAATCAGTATTTATCTGCTCGAATGACCAAATCATTTTGTCGAGAATTTCATTCCAATGTTCATGTCCTTTTTCCCAAGCAAGTTTATCACCTTCTTTATAGAAGTCAAAAGAATATTGCGCTGAATTTGAAGTCTGTTGAAATTCAATCATATCTCCGGGAGACCCATGTGTAGTTGCCTTCAACTGCTTAAGCATAGGCAAAATAATGAATGCGAGTGTGGACTCCATATTCCATGTATCATACTTATCGATGCGAACATTGATTGTACGTTCGTCAGTGTTTTTCTTAAACGGTCCGATGTAAACTTTCATTTTATATTCTCTAAAAATGGTCGGAGTAGCCAGATTCGAACTGACGACCCTCTGGTCCCAAACCAGATGCTCTACCAAACTGAGCTACACTCCGAATTTTAATAATGGTGGGCAAGGTGGGATTCGAACCTACTCAACCATATGATAACAGATTTACAGTCTGCCCCGACTCTCCAACTTCGGCGCTTGCCCTTATATTAAATGGTACCCCGGAATGGAATTGAACCACTGACCGGACGGATATAAGCCGTCTGCTCTAACCACTGAGCTACCGGGGCGTTGTAATTTGGTGGGTCCAGATGGATTCGAACCACCGACCTCTCCCATATCAGGGGAGTGACTCTACCTCTGAGCTATGGACCTATTGTTTGGCCTGCCTAGAGGGATTCGAACCCCCGACCACCAGCTTAGAAGGCTAGTGCTCTATCCAACTGAGCTATAGGCAGATTATGTATGTATACTACTATAGATTAATATATAAGTACACTATAATGTTATCCATTTATGCCGTAGTAGCCACTTTGCAATGTTGTCACCCATCTCAATCTTATCAGTAAATAATCCTTCATCTTTATCTCTATGAATAGCAATTAAATTTGATTCGAAATATTTTGAGATGTAATACACAGTCTTAGAGCAATCTGCATCAAGATAAATGTTGGTTGGATGTTTATTGAAATTATCTACATTAAATTTTTCATATACGTGCCAATAGCAATTATAATCATGTTCATTTAAGATTTTAAGTACTTCATCATTTCCATTTACAGAATTAAATTCAATGTACATATTTGGTTTACTAGTTTTTAGTATATTGCTCGCTGACATAAGAACTTGAGCTTCAAGCAACTCACAGTCAATTTTCATAAACCCAATTTCATTTCCCATGTACTCGAGATCATCCAATTTTTTAATGTCAACTAGAACGCCTTGATCATTTGGTTGATTTAAAAGAGAGAACTCACCATAATTTTGTTTGTGTCCTACACCGGCAGTAGCTGAAACTTTCACTAACATTTGTCCAGTAGTGTTTGCAATACCAATATTCATTGGTACAACATTAAAACAATCATTAAGAACAATGTTAGTATTTAACAGTTGGAAGATATAAAACTGTGGTTCTATGGAAAATACAAAGCCACCAGGGCAGTGTTTAGATAACCAAACAGAATGTGTACCAATGTTTGATCCAACATCAATACAATTAGTATTAGGCGTAATCAATTGTTTAATGACTTCAAATTCCTGTTCAGCCCATTCTCCATAGAAAAACAAACATGTTCCAATTGGATCATCATCCATGTAATAAGCAAACACACCATGCTTTGCAGGTTTTACCATTAAATTTTGTGTTTCATATATGCTTTTCATATCATTTTCCTATATTTCTTCGAGTAAATTTCATCATTATATTTTCATTATAGTATGCTGGTTCACCATTTTGCATTGTTGCGCATAATACATCTTGCTCAAACTGTAACTTAGCTTCCCAATAGTTGCATTCGCCACGCGTCTTACATAATCGTATGATTGTTCTTTTAAAGTTTTCTTTTCCTAGCTTTTCTATTTCTTCTAGGAGTTTTGTAGATGATCCCCAATAGTCTCTCCAATCAGAGTCTTTACGGATCTTCTTTCTTTTTCCTTTGATTTGCTTTGTTGCAGCTTTAGTGAAATACTTACGACCTATATACTTTTTGCCTGATGAGACATTTTCAATACAGTATATAAACCCGTAGTATTTGTTTGAAAGTTCATGATCTATTTCTTTTTCTTCGTAGAGCCACATATTCAGTACCCATAATTAGATACTGAATATTTATTAAGTCGCCCAAACGTCTTCCCAAGAACCTGTCAATGCACCTTTAGCATAATCAGTAGCTCTATTCTCAAAAAAGTTAGTATGAATAGGTGCATTGACCATCTCTTCGACCCAAGGTAAAGGATTCTTTTTTACTTTGAAAATCCCTTTAAGCCCAAGAGAGATAAGCCTACGATCAGCAATATACCTGATATAACGCTTAACACCATCTCCATCTAATCCCTCCATTGGTCCAATTGAAAATGCTAGATCAATAAATTTGTCTTCAAGTTCTACCATCTTTTCTGCAATCTTATAAATTTCAGACTTAAGTTCATCATTCCAAATGTCTCTATTTTCTTC